ACGCGACCGGTAACCCGGAATCGCAGTCAGTTCCGCTCGATCCAGACTACTGGGAAGAACTCGGCTGGATGGGCGTCAGGTCAGATGCCGGCGTCCGGATGAATCACCAACAGGCGATCGGTCATCCTCCGATCTGGCGAGCGATCAACCTGCTTGCGCGTGGCGTGGCGAAATTGCCATCGAACGTGTATCGGCTGTCGGACGACGGAAACGATTCGTCGATTGACAAGGCCCATCCGGCTCATTACCTGCTGACGAAGAAGCCAAACGCGAATATCCGGGCTTATGTCTGGAAATGTTCCATGATGTACCACGCGCTCCTTCGCGGGAACGGTTACAGCGGGATCGTCCGACGTGGGGCCGATCCAATCGGGCTGATTCTATTGGACCCCACCAAAACGGAACCGTTCTGGGTTGGCGACCAGCTGTGGTACAAGACTGAGGCCGGTACCCAAAAAAGGAAGCTGCCGGCTGCCGACGTCTTCCATCTTCGCGGCCTGTCGTTCGACGGGATTGTCGGTCACGACATTCTGCACATCATGTGTAACGCGATGGGCATGGGGCCCGCCGGTCGTAAGTGGATGTCGAAGCTGCTCAGTCGCGGATCGACGGCCGGAGGCCTGCTGCAGCTCCCTCGGGAACTGTCGCCGGAATCTCGCCGCAAACGGCAGGAAGAGTTCGACAAGTATCAATCCGGACTCGACAATGCATTTAAAACGCTGGCCCTCGAAGACGGCGCGAAGTGGATCCGGACGATGATCACTCCACAAGAGGCGATGATCTTCGAGGTTCTCGGGGCTGATGCGAAGCTGGTGTCAAACATTTTCGGCATTCCGGCTCATAAGCTCGGGGATGACTCGAAGTCGTCTTACAACAGCTTGGAGCAGGAGAACAAATCTTATCTGGATGAATCACTCGACCCCTGGTGCATCGAGTTCGAGACGGAGGCCTCCGACAAGCTGCTCACTGAAGAGCAAAACCGGTCTGGAACTCATGAAGTTTATATCGATCGCACGGCACTAGAGATTGGCGACCTGAAGAGCCAGGCTGAGGCATTTACGTCGCTCGCGAACAATGGGCTCGTTTACCCTGACGAAGCCAGAGCCAGAATGAACATGGCACCGATGCCTCACGGAGAAGGAAAAAAACTCCGGCTGCCGGTCAATATCTCGGTTGACGGGAAAATTGCCGGAGCGGAATCGCCGTCGGCGGCTCCTCCGACCGAACCGCCATCGAAAGTTCCGGCTGATCCGAATCAGCCTTTGAAGAATGCGGCTCGCGACCTGGTTGCCGATCGGCTTGGAAGGCTCGACAAGATTGTCGCTGATCAGCTTCCAAAAGTGACATCCAAAGGGGAAGCGGCCGTCGCTGATTTCTGGCGAAATCATCGGGACCGGATCGCGGACGCGTTGAAGCCGATCTTGCCCGTGCTGGCAATCGCGAATGGATTGGAAGCATGGCCGGTGTCGGCGGAAGAGCTGGGGGCGTCAACGGAGGCCCTGAACGATTTCAAATCTCAGATCTCAAAATAATTGCACGGGCTGAAGCCCATGCTACGAAGGAAAGACCATGACCAAGCCCATCATTCTTCGCAATGCCGCTGCCGACACGCCGGAGCTGTGGTTCTACAGCGAATTCGGGTCGGACAATTACGGATATGGAGATTGTATTTCGGCGAACGCCGTCAAGGATGCGCTCTCGCAAATCGGCCAGCCTCGCAAGATGAACGTGATGATCAACTCCGCGGGCGGCGACGTCTTCGAGGCCTCGGCGGTCTACAACATGCTGAAAAACTACCCGGCCAAAAAGAACGTGATGATTCACGGGCTGGCTGCGAGTTGTGCGAGCTGGGTGGCTCAGGTCGGCGATACGATCACGATGGCTGAAAACGGCCTGATGATGATTCACGACCCGGAAACCATGTCGTACGGAAACCAGGAACAATTGACCCGCGATGCGGCAATGCTCGGCCAGGTGAAGTCAACCATACTCGGAATCTATTCGGCTCGATCGACCAAATGTTCGGCTCAACGCTTCAGCGATGCGATGAGTGCTGAGACGTGGTACACGGCGAATGATGCGTTGGATGTCGGGCTGATCGATTCGATTGATCCGAATAAGACAATCACCTGCAGCTTTGATCCGAGACGATTCAGGAACGCTCCGAGCTGGATTAAGGAACGAGCGATTCCGGTTGACGATTGGAAAAAGATCATCAACGAGCGTCGTCAGCAACTGAATGAAGCTGAGGCGGGTTGATTCGGTTTTGTGCCACTGCTTTGGAGTCTTCGGAAAAGCAGTGTCTTTCAATTGCCGAAGAGCACTGCTTGGCCGAAGACGGTCAAGCAGTGGCACAAGAAATAAACGCGCAACGCTCCTTGAACAGATGACCGCCGCTTCGCCAGGGACGCCGTGCCAAGTCACGGGAAAGCCCTCGGGAGTGCAAGAAGTTTGTCGCGCTCAAATGTGCTGACGCTTCGCGGAATTCGGAAGACCGGCACGGGCTGAAGCCCATGCTACGGAGGATTTGCCGTGATCAAGGAATTGCGTGAAAAGCGGACGAAGCTCATAAAGGATTCTCGATCGTTCCTCGAACGAGTCGAAGGGGAAAACCGAGCCTTCAACGCTGAAGAAGATAAGCAGTGGGAGGTCATGAACAAAGAGATTACCGATCTCGGCATTCGGATCGATCGACTGCATAAACTGGAAGAGCAGGAAAAGGCTCTGGCCGTGGTTGTTGATCATGGCTTGGGTCAAGGTGGATCCACCGTCGACAATAAGTCGATCGGCGGCGATATGCCTGGCATGCGACAGGACGAGGCCTGGAATGTGCTGCTCAACGCCTGGTCGCGAGCCGAGAAGGGTGTTCGCACTCCGAAGAAGGTTGCTAACCGGATTCGCGAAGCGGCCAAGATTTGCGGATTTAATCCCACCAATCGACGAATCGCCGTTCCGCTGGAACGAGACTACGACAATCTGAGAAATCAGATGTTCGCTCGCCGCATTCGCAACGCGGCCGAATCGGTCGGAACCAACGCCAACGGCGGTTACACGATCCCTCAAGGGTTCGTGTATGCCCTCGAAGAGGCGTTGCTGTGGTTTGGTCCGATGATGCAGATCGCCGACGTCATGCGGACTGCAACTGGCAATCCTCTCCCTTGGCCTACCACGAACGACACCGCCAATAACGGTGTTCTGTTGTCGGAAGCCACGACTGTTGGAGCGTCTGTGATTCCTTCCTTCGGGCAAACGACTTTCAACGCCTACAAGTTCTCGTCGCAACTCGTCCAGATCAGCGCTGAATTGCTTCAGGACAGCGCGTTTGACATGGGTAAGGAAATTGGTGGCCAGTGCGGCAGTCGTCTGGGCCGTGTTATCAACACGTACCTCACGACCGGGACTGGAACGGGCCAGCCTCAAGGAATTGTGACGGGTGCCACGCTCGGTCTGACTTGTGCATCTGCCACGGCGATCGCATTCGATGAAGTGATCGGGCTGGAACACGCTGTTCCGGTGGCTTATCGCCATAACATGTCATACATGTGTTTGGACTCCACGATTCTCGCTCTGCGAAAGATCAAGGATTCATATGGTCGTTACCTGTGGCAGCAGTTCGCCAACTCGGGAACTCCCGATTTGCTGAACAATCGACCGCTGTACCGAAATCAGGACATGGCGGCGATTGCGACGGGCAACAAGACGATCCTCGCTGGTGATTTCAGTAAGTTCAAGGTGCGCATGGTTGGCGAGGTACGAGCTCGCCGACTGAGCGAACGATACGCGGACACCGATCAGGAAGCTTTCATCAGCTTCGTGCGATTGGATTCCAAAGTCCTGGACGCCGGAACCCATCCGATCGTCTACATGCAGCAAGCGTAATTTCGCAGCATGGGCTTTAGCCCGTGCCGCATGGGACTGATAGGACGTATGGGACGAATGGGACGAAATCTTTAAGATTCGTCCCGTTCCCTCCCCTTCTTTTGAAGAAAGAGTTTTATGCAAATCAAATTGCTCTGCGGTCGAGCTGGTGTGAACTACGCTCAAGCCGCTGGTGACATTGTCGAGGTCGATCCGGCAGAAGCGGGGCGATGCTACTCGGCAGGACAAGCCACGTTTGTTGACCCGGCGGACAAAGTCATCGCTCTGGCGGCGTCAGGGACACTGGACCCTACGGTTGCTCCGGTTGGCAGCCCGACGTCGACGGCTGTTCCTGTGGCAGCCGGCGCTTTGGCCGGTGACGAAGATGATGATGACGATGCCCTTCCTGACGACCCCAATGCCGCGCCAACGACGGCATTAGGAAAGGCCAAGGCTAAGGCCAAGGCTAAGAGCTGATCAGTGTCTTCGAATTGCTGAAGAGCACTGCTTGACCGAAGCCAGTCAAGCAGTGGCACAATACGCGCAACTTCGGCCCGAAAGCGTACTAGGGAACTGGGCGCAACTTCGGGCCACATTTTCACACGGAATTTTGAACAATGGACAGAATTCCTTTCGCCTTCGATATTGTGACCCAGCCAACCGTCGAGCCGCTGTCGCTCGACGAGGCGAAGTCACAATGTCGTTTGGATGGTGTGAACGACTATGACGCGGATCTGACCTGGCTGATTCAGGTCGCCCGGGAGAAGGTCGAAAACGATTCTGAGCGCGCTTTCATGACTCAGACTCGGCGGATTTGGTTTGACCAGTTCCCTAATGCGGGGAACCGGGGGCGTAATCTGATGAACCCGTTCCCGACTCAGCCCTGGCTGTACGGGGGTGCGATGCAGGCGTTGGAAATCCCCATTAAGCCGGTCGCGTCGATTACTTCGATTCAATACCTCAATCAGGCCGGGACGTGGGCGACGATGGATCCTGCGACGTATGTGGTCGACCTGGTGAGCTACCCTGTCCGGATCACTCCGGCCTATGGATACATCTGGCCGATTTGCCGCGTGCAGATCAATGCCGTGCAGGTCCTTTGCCAATGTGGAGCGACATCGGCAGCCGCCGTTCCCGCGATGGCTCGACATGCGATGCGGCTTTTGGTTGGCCATTGGTTTGAAAATCGCGAAGCGGTCGGGCAAGTCCCTGGTGCGATCGCGTTGGGTTATGAATCACTGATCAATGGCATTCGCTGGCACTGAGTCGCAGCGGCTAGAAAGTGGACCGGAAATGCCTGCTGGCAAACGTCGATTTCTGATCACGATTCAGCAGTCGGTGCAATCGGATGACGCCTCCGGGCAACCGTTGCACACGTGGGTTCCTTACTGCACGCGTTACGCTGACGTCGAGCAAACCTCTGGTACCGAACGTTTTCGCGGTCGGCAAATCGACGCGTCGATGACGCACGTCGCCGTGATTGTCAGCGACAGCGTAACCCGTGCGATTACTCCGGGCATGCGTTTTTTATGGCGGGGTCGAATTGTGAATCTGATGGTTGCGAAACCGTTAGACGGAAAAATCCGGGAGATCCAATTGATGGGTCAGGAATACGTTCAGGCGTGATTTTTGAAAGGCAACGTCGATGTTAAATTTCCTGGCGGAAGTGACGGCGGTGGAAAAGTTCCTGATGACTCGCAAGCCTTCGGACGGTCTGGCGGTGGCAAAGATCGTGCTGGCCTGTCTCGGCCCTGCGGAGAAAGCCGAACTGGCGACGATCCTGAAAGAGGTCGACCAGGTTGCCGACGAAGTGAAAACGGTCGCCGATCAAGTCGGCGATGCGACGAAGTGACAGCGTCAAGGAGCGTCAAATGAATGCGATTCAGCGAGCCATTCTGAATGGAATCGACGTATCAATCCGCCATGTTGAGGGCGACAACGTGCTAGTCCAAGTGAGAAAGGGGGATTGTGGTTTTCAGACACTCATTTCTCGCGAGGAGGCATTGAACACAAGGTTCGATCCGATCGATGTCGTGATCGATGAAAATTGCAGAAGACTTTTTAGAACCGCCGGGCTGCGGTGGGTGCACGATCCAAATGACAATCCGTTCCCAGGGCCGGAAGCTCGCCGAGATTACTGGCGACAAAGAATTGATTCGGAAATTCGATCAATTGGCGAGTCGGGACGCGACGCGTATCTCTCGAAAGGTGTTGACCAAGGGCGCGAACGAAATGCGGGACGAAATCAAGTTCCAGATTCGTCCCACCAAAACGAAGGGGCACTCGACCCGAGGAATTAAAGCGAATATCGGGTCACGACTCAAAAAGGTCCGAAAGACGAATCAGGTCGAGGCGTTGGCCGGAGTTGGCGTCGGAAAAAAAATGAAGGGGGCACGAGCAGCGCGAAAC